AATACTGCTGATGAATCTCCAAATATAGAAGGAGTTGCTGATATTATTCCTACATCTGTTGGTTGAAGTCTGTCTGTGCTGTCATAATCAAACCTAACTCTAAGTGTTGGCTCTACAGCTCCTTCTGGAAATACAGAAACTTTAACGTGATCTAAAGTTTTTAAAGTTCCAAAGTCTCCGTAATCATAATCAGGTGATTGATATTCTGCTAATATATTTGATTCAGTTCCTGCAGGATTAAAACTATTTCCTGTGTCGTGATTGTAGATATATCCATCTCTATCACCATGATATTTTTTTTCTTTACCTGCATGGTTAAATCCAGAAGTTATTGCACAGGCTTGTATTTCAGATATTTCAGACCATTCAAAACCTCTTTGAGTTAAAGTTCCTATTACTCCTTTTGAATTAGCTGTTGAAGAAGTAGAAGTACTATAAAACATTCTATATTGAGATTTGTTTCTAAGAACTACACTACTAAATTCAAATGTAGAAGTTCCTCCAACAATTTCATTTATTATAGGTTCAATAGATTTACTAATAGTTCCTAACTCAACATCACCAATTCTTGCTGTACCTGCAATAGTTCTAAAACCATCAGGAGCTAAGAATATTAAGTCACCTGCAAATTCCTGTATAGTCTTACCATCTACACAACCTACATTTTTTGTAACTGGTACAACGGCTACTGTACTTGAGTTATTTATATTTTGTAATTTATAAATTGAGTTCCTGCAAAATATAAATAGTTCATCACGGAAAGATTTAAGTCCTACTACTTGATCATCTAATACAATACTGCCTGATCCAGAACTTGTAAAATCATCTATGTCGCTTGTACCACTATAAAATATAGTATTTAAAGCTGTAGCTGCTCCTGCAACTACTAAATGTTTATCGTGGATTACACAAAACTTAGGATAATGTGTACCGCTTACTGTAATCTCTTTTGCAAAGTAAGTCCTACTACTTAGTGCATCTCCAGTACCTGTCATTTTAAAATAAAAAGGTTTTACTCCAGATCCTTCGTCAGTAACAACTACCTCACCATAAGTTGTGTTTCCTTCAAAAGTTGCAAAATGTGTTTTACTTTGATTTGTTCTAGCTAGTGTGCTACGACCTGTAAAGGTACTGTAGTTATCTCCTCCTCCAGCTACGCTGTCTTTATTTATTTGTAACCAACTATTTCCGTCTTGACTAAAATATATGTTAGTTCCTGAAGCAGCAATAACTCCATCAGCATACACATGTAGTCCTAATATTTCATTAGAACTGTTAGGTCTTGTGCCATCTCCAAATTGCGAATAACCATTTATACGTCTGTATCCACCCTTTGTAGAGACTTCAAAGTTTTTTAATCTTGTTGCTTTTCCCGGAGTTTTTAAAAGTTCTAAAGAGTTACTAGACTTATCTAAACCACCTTGCAACGCAACTGAAAATGGTTGCGAAGCTGCCATTAGAAATAAATCCTATCATCTGTCATACTTTTTGGTTGTGGATTAATTAAATTAGATTTCATGTATTTCATACCTTTTTTATAATCATCTAATGCAAAAGCTGCTTGCTGTAAGTTTTCTTTAAACTGATGAACATAATAACGTGTTCTAGCTAATATAACAGGAGCATACTGATCAGGAAGAACAATAGCATCTCCGTGTGCTGATAAAGCAGTCGGTTTAGCATAAGCATAAAAATGCACATTATATACTTTATCAGGTATAGGACTAAGACCAAACTTACGATGATCAGGACTTCTTATAACATATTTAGGTTCACCATAATTTTGTGTGTCTGCATCATCAGCATTTTCAGAATCTCTTAAATATCTTCTCCAATCTGATAAAGATATAAATTTTAAACCTTTAGATGTGTAAGGAGCAGACTCACCTGATACACTAATTGTTGTAATATAAAAATCATCCCAATCTATAGAAGAGTAATCTGTAGTTATACTAGAGCTTCCTGATTTAAGTGTATACCATCGAGTTCCTGATACAGTTGCTACAGTTACGTTACCGTAAAAAGGATCTGTACCTCCACTAGCTGCTGCTGCAAAAAAAGGTAATTGAGGTTCTTCATTAGCTATATCATTTAACGATCTATTAATTGATTCTTTAACAAAAGCTTGTATTCCTATAGCATCTGAAAAGTTTGACGATGTAAGTTGAACTTCGTTAAGCTCTCTTAAAGTTTCGTTAGTTAGTGTTAAATATGTTGTAGCCATTATTTACCCTTTTTCTTTTTACCAAAAATACGATCATAGTTATCAACGTACTTCTGTTTTGCTTCACCAGAATATGCGTTACCTAACAATCCTAAGACTCTAGTGCTTTTAGGCTTACTAGAGCCGTTTAGGATCATAGGATTTTTATCGTTACCTATTTGTGGCATTTTTAATCAGGGGTTGAACCGAGATGTAAAAACTCGACTAAGTAAGTAACTGTTGTAGCTGCCGTAGCAAGGTTATTTGCTAGTGGCTTAAGACGAGCATATAGTGTACGAGCAGAAGCACTATACAACGTAGATGCTATAACAATAGCTTCTGAAGTTGCTGGTCCTCCTACAACACCTGCTGTTACTCCTGTTCCTACAAAAGCGTTAGCTGCGTGTCCGTGTGAGTCTTGAATAATATACAAAGGTGCGTTTGCTGTCCAAGTTACTGCTGATCCACCATCATCTAAGATAGCTTTTTCATCAATAATTTGACCACCACCTGCTGCAGTACCTAAATCAAAATCAACATCATCGCCTGAAGCTCCTGCTGTAACAATGTTACCTGCTGGAATGGCAATAAGATTTCTGATAATAGTATCGGCTGGTTGTGTAAATGAAACATCGTAAGTAGCGTCAGCAGTAACTGCAATAGTTCCTGTTGTAGCTGAAGTCCACGAAGTACATATGTTGTCAGCAATTTTCCCAACATCGACTGTTCTAGCTGAGTTGCGCCCTGTATCTCTTACTTTAAATACTGGGTTTGACATTTTGTGTCTCCTTTATCTTTAAAAGATAAGTTAGTGTTAATAAAATTTGTACTCTAAAAAAGAAAGGGAGGCTTTTACACCTCCCAAATCTGTTTAGTCAATACCGTAGAAAGCAGAAACTAAGGCTTCAGGACGTAGTACTTTTCCACCATAAACATGGAGTCCTCGTACGATGTCACCAAAGCTATCAGGATCTCTGATTACTTCAGTACTTGTTATAGTCTGAGCAGTAGCTGTAGAAGACATGTGACCAGCAATACATTTGCCAGCAGCATTAGTTGTGCTTGCAATGTTGTTTGATTTGTACATGTCGAATCCACGCAGTTTCCCACTTGAGACTAGACCATTTCTAATAGAACCTTGACCTGCGTTGTAATCAACAGACAAAAGTTTTGACGATGAACTTGCAAGAACTTCGTAGAAATCAGGTGATGCTAAGAACCATCTACCTTCTTCTGGAATGTTCTGTTCGTCAAGCAAACGAGCCATGTGCGAAAGCACATCAATAGGATCGTGTTCACTTGATGCAAAACCGATGTCAAGATTACCAGTTCCATCAAATGTGCCTGCTGCTAGGTCGGTAGCGTTGTCAGAACCAAGAATGTGGTTAGGACTTGATGCAGATACACCTGAGAACATAGTAGCAATTACACCTTCATCATAAGCATCACGAAGAGCGTATGCTGCAGATGAACTAGCTACTTCTTTAAAGTTCACATGAGACATTGAAGTTTCAATATCATCAACGATGAATTTAAATGCGTTAGCTGTATCAACTACAAGAGTCAACTCTTGATCAGTTAATTTAGTTGCTGTAACGTCTGCACCACGTTCGTACTGGTACACAGTGATTTCAGGTTCTTTTATAATCTTTACGGAATCTCCGAAAGCGGCAATCTCACCAGCGTAATCTGTGTTGGTGATCGCTTCTACAACCGAAGCCTTTCTAAAGAAGTTAAGAACCTTTTTAGAGTAGACTGCAGGAAGGAAAAACGAATTATTTTGACCACTTACGGAGTTCGCAAAGTTAGCGTTAGTATCGGTACTTGGTTCAAAGTACTGATCTGATTGGTTATAAGCCATTTTACTTCTCCATTATTTTATCAAATTAAAAGTTAGTTTTTATTTAACTACTCTGCCTTCGTGAATTGCTTTTCCGATTTCTTCTTCGTACTTGTCAAAATCTTGAATAGACATTGCAGCTATTTCCCTTTCAGTCCAAATTTTTTCTTGCTGTGGTTCAACGGCTGTTGTTTTAGTTGAAACCATATCAGCAGCAGATTTATTGGACTTTTGAGTTTTAGGCTTACGAGCTGTTTTAGCTATACCCATATCTCTTTTATATAAATCTAAAGCACGACTTGCGAGATCACCATCATTAGAATTTTTATATATCCAATCTTGAATTGATTCAGGTTGAGATTTAGCCCAACTATGAAACTCATCACTATTTCTAATATCTTCAAAATCAGGATGATTCTGTATCAATTTAGAATGTGCTTCTTTAGCAATTAATTCTGTTTCACGTTCTTGTAACCGTGCTAATCGTTCTTCTAAAGTTTTAGTCTTTTCAGAACTTTGCATGTGTGCTACAGTTTCAACTACTTCGTAAACATCTGGATATTGTTCTCTAAACTTTTCTAGTTCTTCTGGAGACTTTGGAGCTTTATACTCAGGCATATTTTTAGCTGCCTGTTCTAAAAGTTCTTGTTCTCTAGATTTAAACTCGTTAAGTTTAGAATCGTAATGTGATTTTAAATCATCATATCTTTTTTTGTAATCAGGTGAACTTTTCGTTTCCTTTTTACTTTGCTTTGGTTCTTCCGAAGATTCAACTTTTGATTGAGGTTCTTCAAAGAATGCACCGTCAGCAGATACAAACGGCTTATCTTTCTTGTTATGCCAATCTTTATCAGCGTTATAAGGGTTTGCTTTTTTTGCTTGTGTTGCCATTTCTTACTCCTACTCAGGGCTTTCTCAACAAAGTGGCTGCTAATGTCGACTTATGCAGGGTTTGTTTTTTGTAAAGGTAGCCTTTCGGTTTATGTTATGATAAAGGGCTTAGTAAACTAAGGTGGCTTTATCGTTATTGCAAACGTGGGTTAGTAGACATCATACCTTTTTTAATTTCATCTTCAGCTATGTCTTTATCAACAGGCTTTCCAAATCTATCAACTTT